AACAATTTCAGGCATTACAGATCCTGCACAACTTGATAAAATTATTGGAGACACAGTTGAGTCAACAGCTTCAGCTGAAGATATTGTTGGTGGTGGTGGAAAAGATGATCCAACTACTTCCGACCCTGAGAAATATGCTGATAATAAATGGGTTCAAGGAACTCAAGATTTTCTTGGAGGTGCTGCTATGATATTAGGAGCTGCTGGTCAAGGAGAAAAAGCATCTAGAATGATGAAAATAGCAGCAACCATAATGATGACAGTTGCTATTATGGATAGAGCTAGAGCAGCTTTAGAAGCGGGTGGAGGTTTTTGGAAGGTCTTAGGAAACTTTATAACTGGTACGCCAGGAGGCAGGTATGGCGGAGTAATGAATTTCCCAGGTTATCGTTCTTTTGGCACGGGTGGAATATCACAAGGACCAAACTCAGGATATGGAGCAATTCTTCATGGCACGGAAGCAGTAGTTCCATTAGGAAATGATAAAGCAATTCCTGTTCACATGTCTGGGGGTGGAAGTGTAAATAATACTTCTGTAACAGTTAATATGGATAGTGGAACTTCAGATACTGTATCAGATGCTGAGCAAGGAAGACAATTAGGACATCTTATTCAATCAACAGTAACAGAAACAATATCAAGAGAACAAAGGTCTGGTGGTTTACTAGACGTAGGAGGCTAAAATGGCAATAGGATTTAATGTAGGAGGAAGTCTGGGAGTAGTAAAACCTGATAGAGGACTTTCAAGAAAAAATGAACCAAATGTTATTAAATCTCAATTTGGAGACGGGTATCAACTAAGAATAGCTAATGGTATAAATAGTCTTGGTCAAAGTTTAAGTCTTAGTTTCGCTACTAGACCTAAAGCAGATATAGATGATATAGTAGCATTTTTTGAAACAAAAGCGGGAGTTACTGCTTTTGATTATGTATTGGCAGATTCTAATGCAGGCTCTAGTGAAGAGACTATAAAAGTAATTTGCACAGACTGGAATCAGCAATGGCAATATGATGACTATTATACTTTAAGTGCAACCTTTGAAAGAGTGTATGAAGCATAATGGCTGAGAATTTAATTGTCAAAGACACACAAAAGCTCGATCCAGCATCGGGCTTAGTTGAATTATTCGAGATAGAATATAATGCAGGCAGTTTTATTTACGCGCATGCAGGCTTAGAAGCAGATTTAACTACAGTTCAATTTAGAGATTATACTACTACTTCTACTATTAGAACTTATATTGCTATTCCTATGGAAGTAAATGGTTTTGAGCATAAAGCAACGGGAGCTATAGCTAGACCTACAATAAGTATTGCTAATGCTACAACAGCTTTTAGTGGCGCAATTGGTAGTATAGACTTTGATACTTTAGTAGGGTTAAAAGTAATTCGCAGATTAACATTAAATAAATATTTATATGGCAATGCTGGCGATGCACAACCCCCTGTAGAATTTCCGAGAGAAGTATGGTATATTGACTCTATAAAATCTAGAGATAAAGCTCAAGTAACTTTTGAACTTTCATCTCCTTTTGATTTACAAGGATTAAAAGTTCCAACTAGAGAAATAGTATCAAATAGATGCCCTTGGATTTATCAAGCATCAAGTTCCCACTTAGATGACTATAAAAAAGTTGGAGGTTGTACTTGGAATATAGAAAGTACTTATGCCCCTGCTTATAGTGGAAGTACTGAGTTTGATGGGTCTATTTCTCATCTTGCTTATGTTAATCAAGATGATGAACAAGTAGTTCCTTCAGGCACTACTTTTGCAACCTGGTCAGGAGGAGACGATGCTATTACTAAAGATGGTTTTTATAAGACCTCATCAACATCTACTAAAATAGACGCAGATGGGTCTACAACAGCAGCATCTACAGTAACAGACTACTGGCAAGCAACAGTAACAGATAGTGAGCCCGGAACTCCTACAGATATAAATAGTAATTTTAAAAGAGTTTGTACTTATACAACATATAGTCATGGTACTGAATACTTTGCCTATACATCAGATATTTATAACGATTATGTAAAATTTACTGATAATGTAGCTAGTTCTGCTACTAATGGTAAAACTCTGTTATGGAAAGTAAGAACTTCTAGTGTTAATGTGCCTCCAGCACATGGAGATTATTGGGAAAGAGGAGACCTTTGTAGCAAAACAATGGACGGTTGCAAGATGAGATTCGGATACAACCCTCTAGCGAATACTGCAAATCAATTAGCAAAAACTAGTCCAGATACTACGGCAGTACTGCCTTTTGGCGGATTTCCAGCATCGAAGGCATTTAAATGATGTGGGAAGTATTTAAGCATGCTCAAGAGCAGGCTCCTAATGAGTCTTGTGGGCTCGTTGTAGGAACAGAAAAGAATAAAAAATATATTCCTTGTGAAAATCTCCAGAAAGAGAAAAAAGGGTTTAAAATTGACCCATTAACTTTTACTAGATATCAACTCACTTCGAATGTTTTATATATAGTGCATAGTCACTACGAGGAGGATTGTAAACCAAGTCAACACGATATTAATAATTGTAATGAAATCGGGATACCATATATGATTGTATCGTATCCAGATCAAGAAACTTATATACTGAAACCAAATGAACAGAAAAGTAATACTATTAGGTAAAATGGGCGAGCTCTTTGGAAGAGAGCACAACATTAAATGTAACACCATACAAGAAGCTATGCATGCTATTGATTGCATGAAGGGAGGCTTACGCGCATATATACTTGAATGTACAGATTTAGGAATTAATTTCACAGTCCAAAGAGGCGGAGAAATTCATGAATCTATAGAAGAAATTGAAGCAAATCAAGACGACTTTATTGAAATGGGCGAGCAAGATTTACTTTTAGGAAATGATGATTTAGTTATTAGTCCAATTCCACAAGGTTCAGGAAAATTTAGTGATTGGATTAAAGTAATCATTGGAGTAGCTTTAATAGTAATTGGAATTATGAATCCAGGTGGTTGGTCAATGATGTGGCAAGCTTTTGCAATGTCTGTGGGTTCTCAAATAGCTTTAATGGGTATTATAGGTTTATTAACCCCTGACAGTCCGGATTCAAAAGAAACAGAAAATAGCTTATTTAACGGGCCGGTTAATAATGCAAAAGTAGGAATACCCATACCTTTAGCATATGGACGAACAGAAATTGGTGGAGCAGTTATTAATTTTGGATTTACTAAAACAAGAATGAAGTCAGCGCCAGGATATGAATGGATTTCAACAGGAGCTTATAATAGTAATATAACACATTCAGGAAGTACTGGAGGTGGAGGAGCTGTTGGAGAAGCTGAAACATTTGATGTTCATTGGGTATTAGATCACCCTAATAAGATGGGAGCAAGTGAATAATGACGCAGAGAGGCGAAGATAACGGTCAGAACTCGGCTTCGAGTTCTGCTGCTACGGATTATACTGATAGCTGGACTGCTACTGTTAGAGAGCAGACTGCTATAATTTATGATGCACTATCAGAAGGCCCAATAGAAGGTTTAGTTAATGGAACTCAGAGTATTTATGTAAATGGTAATGCTGTTCAACATACTGATGACGCTAATACCTATTCTGCTGTTTATAGTAATGATGTAAAATATGTAGCAAGTTCAGGAGTAATTACTGATAATCAACAAAAAAATGTTTTTGATGGATTGAGTATTGCATACGGAACTAGATGGATTAGTATTTACGGAGCCGCTAAAAGAGCAAATGGAGTAGCAAGAACTTGGGCAGGACAAACCTTAATAAAGAGTAATGATACTGGCGAAATATCTTTTGCAGCTTCAGATAGACATGATTATGTTGTAGATAGAGGAGTAGATCCTAAAATAAGAATTGCAGGAGCAGGAGACGACGGCGGAGAATTCGAAGCAAGAATTATGAGAGTAGTAAATACTTCTCATGTAGTGGTAGATCAACCTGTGCCTACAGCAGTTAATGGAGCCGATGTATGTATAGATTTAGTAGATACGATTGCAAGTTATAGTTCTAATACTTGTACATTAACTACTACTGGAGTAGGAGTTAATGTAGCAAATACAGCAGCTCTAGCAAGTGCTCCGTTAGGAACCGGAGGCACCCAGACACCTACTTACAATGTTAGTAACTTTGGATATGCATTTAAGCATGGCTACAGAGATCAAGAATACTTACCAGCCCCTGCGGGATTAGGAAGTGCTTCTAGTGCTTATAATGCTAACAAAGAATTGAAGCAAACTAAATGTGTAGTTGCTAGTAACGGTAGTTTAATTAGTAATCCTAATGAACAATGGAATATTGATCTAGATCAATCTCCAGAACCAACAGATACTGTAGGGTATGTTGCTACTGCTTCCTCTACTATGAGTATATCTAATCCTTCAGAAATTGATAGAATTAGAATTAGTATAAACTTTCCACAAGGATTAATTACTAGGGAAGATGAAGATGGACATACACATAAACTTAAATGTGAGTTTCAAATAGCATTTGAGTATAAAAGAACAATAAATGGAAGTGATGTTTGGACTAAAGTTGTAAAATTTGGAAGAAGTCCAATTGATGGGATTACTACTAAGTATAATACTACTAACTCTACTTTAAATGGTACTCATAATGGAGTAGTAGAAATGGAAACTGGAAGTCCATTTATAAAAACTTTTGAATTTGATATTTCACAATATCAACCTTTTACAGACTATAGATTAACTATTAAAAGAGTTTCTCCAGTAGGGTGGAAAGGATCAAATCATACTGCTACAAATGCAACCCGAATAACAGCAATAGAAAACATAATAACAGATAAATTAAGATTTCCACATACTGCTTATGCAGGTGTTGTTGTCGATGCAAAAGATTTTAAATCAATTCCAAAAAGATCATACGAAGTTAGAGGATTGAAAATAAAAGTTCCTACTAATTATTCTCCTAGAGATGAGATCGATCCGCTTACAGGAACTAGAAGAACTACTGCAAGTTATGCTAGAAATGTTACTACAGGAGTTGTAGGTTCTACTTATGTAGATTGGGACGGAAATTTTAGGGGAGATAGAAACGAGTTTGATACTTATTCAGGAGTTAATGCTTATCCTGTTTATTGTAATAATCCTGTATGGGTATTTATGGATTTACTTACAAACCCAAGATATGGAGTAGGTAGATATATTGATCCAGATTATGACTTATCGCAAATAGATAAATATCAATTATATGCGTTAGCAAAATACTGTGATGAATTAGTGCCTGATGGCTCAGGAGGAACAGAACCAAGATTTACTTGTAATGTTTACATTGATAAATCTAAAGATGCTATAAAGATGATTAAAGAAATGGCTTCTGTCTTTAGAGGTATGTTGATGTGGCAGAATGGACAAGTTAGTGTCATGGGCAATAGAGAAAAAGGAGCAATTTATACTTTTTCTAAAGCAAATGTAATAGATGGAATGTTCGGATATCAAGGAACTTCTAAAAGATTTAGAACTAATCAAATAAGAGTTACATGGAATGATCCTCTTAATCAATATAAACAAGCAATAGAAGTAGTAGAAGATCATGATAATATAGCTAAAACTAATAGAATAACTAGTAAAAATGCTCATGCTTGGGGTTGTACTTCACAAGGACAAGCCCATAGATATGGTAAGTGGCACTTATTTACAGAAAGATTAGAAAAAGAAGTAGTATCTTTTAGAACTGGAATAAATGCAGCAATATTACGTCCTGGAGACGTAATTAATATTCAAGATCCTGATGTAAATGATGTACAATTAGCTGGTAGAGTTTCAGGAACCCAAGGAACATCTACTTCAACTGTAGTTTATACAGATAGAGATGTATCAGGTGTTATTGCAGGAACTACTGCTAATTATAAATTACATTTAATATATCCTTCAGGAGGAGCTTATTTATCACAACCTTCTGCCGTTATTAATTCTACCACTTATTATGCAGGAGATTTAGTACTATTAGATGAAGGTGGTAATGCAGTTGATACAGAAGCAAAGGCTCATAATGTTAAAGATGATTCAAATGAACTTGTTAATCTATATTGGTCTAATGATGTAAGGGTAGAAACAAAAGCAATATCTAGTTACAATGGAATATCAGTAACTGTAAGTAGCGCTTTCAGTGCCGTTCCTAACGATGAAGTAATGTATACTATTACAGGTTTAACTGCTTCAGGAGATGTTGTAACTGGAACTTCTAAACAGTTTATGATTATTAATATCAAGCAAGATGATAAATTTGAGTTTGATGTTGCAGCTGTAGCTTATGATAAAGATAAGTTCGATATGGTAGATAGAGGTTATGTAATACCAGAAATACCAGAAATATCTCGACCCCCTATAAGAACAGATACGATTCCTCAACCAAGAGGCTTTACAGCCGAACCAACTCTTTCCCCAGATAGTAGTGGTTGGGATATACGATTAGAATGGATTCACCCCAATACTGTAAGAGTAGATTCAGAGGGTAATACAATAGATGATGTATACGAACATCTAGCAGGTTATGAAATTTCCCATAATGTATCAAAATATATGGAAGATGTTGATAGAGGTTTTGAAATAATATCCACTAACTCTGCAACTACTAATTTCTATGTATTTGCAGGAGTAGGCCCAGGTGATTATGTATTTAGAGTTAGAACTAGAAATACTTTAGGAGGAGTTTCAGGTTGGGTACAACAAGTTATAACAGTTGGGGAAGATGACTTACCTCCAATTAGATCTTTTATAGTAGGAGCAGGATTAAATAAATATATTCAAAGGGGAGGAATTTTAACTTCTGGAATGGGTGTAACTACTTCTAATGGTACTATTACTCTAGCTGAGGCTACTTATGATTGGACACCTCCTAGTGGAGCAAATACAATTTCTGTTTCTAGTGGAAACACTAACTTTACTAAGCAAGATGGATTTAGTAATTTAGCAAATGGAGCAAAAGGATACTTACTTTATGACTATGATGCCAACCTTGCGAGAGGAACTACACTAGTAGATGCATTACAGCCTGTAGCTTTAGCAACAGATACAGTAGCTAGAGACCCAGAATCTCAAGCAACATATGAATTTACTGTTATGACCAGACTTGGTGAGTCAGATACTGATCTTACTGAAATAACTGGAACGGGTAGTATTTCTGCTAATACTTCTACTTTAACGGGGTATAATAGTAGTGTTTTTGAAACAGACTTTAAAGAAGGAGATGTTATAGTAATTGATGGAGGAGGAGTAAGCTCTCCTTCTAATGGATCACATAATGATTCTGTTACTACTATTAATGTAGATTCAAATAGTAGTTTTCCAACTGCAGGAACTGTTTTAATTGATGATGAAGAAATAACTTACACAGGAAAAGGAACAAATACATTAACTGGTTGTACTAGAGGAGCAAATAACACGACTG